CGGGCACTTCGTCTCCGTTTTCGAGTCTCGTCTTGAGGTGACCAAGCACCGGCTCCGCGATCTCCTTTTCGGCCAGCTTCCACTCCTTCGCGAATGCTCCCATGCTCTCGGCTGTTGCGAGGATGCGCTGACGGATCGCATCGATGGAGTTGCCGTTGATGTCTGGAATGAGCGCGATTGCACTTTCAGCCTGTCTGACGATGGCGTTGCAGTTATTGTAGTGTTTGCACCAGCTGCAATACTCGCAAGGCGTCGGCTTGGCGTCCTCGCTTGTTGCGCGGTCGATTGTGCGCTGCGTGATCTGTTGCGCTTCCTCGTATGTGAAGTCGTAGCTACGAATTAGCTTTTGATCGACATATACGACATGAGCAGTCCATGACGTGTCGAAATTATCTTCCATACACGCCAATGAATAGGCCGCGAGTTGCTCGCGGTAGTTCCGCACCTGTCCTGTCTTGATGTCTGCGACCCACTTCTCGGCCTTGCAGACTGCGTCCGCTGTTCCAAGTTTACTTAGTCCAGGGACTGCCATCGCTAGATACTCTTCGCGAGTCTCGACGAACGATCCTTTCGCAAGGCGTGTCAGTTCATCGACTCCGTAAGCAATAGCTCCGGCGTCTTCGCCTACGATTGCGACGTCATGTTCTGCCGAGATAAGGTTTCGGATCGCAACGTCAACTGCCGTGCCGCGCTCCGCTGCGGAACTCGTTCCGTTTGCGCCCTCGAAGAGAGCGCATTCGGCGAGTTTGGGCAGGGATGATGGTGAGATTTCTTTGCTCATTTGTTAGCCTTTCTCCATTCGACAGCCGTGTTGACGAATTGATCGACGCGAAGTGCAACACGCTCCAGATACTCTGGTGCGCAATCGCGCCACGTCTGCTCGCTTGTTAGGACTCCGCGAGCGATCAAGAACTGGTTCACCGCTCCTTCATGCTCTGCGAGCCGTCCTGCCCAGCTTTCGGGTGGTGTTGCAGTTGGTGCGACTACGGCTTGCGCCGTTGTCTCAAACAAATGCGCGACCGATGCCCATTCCAGCGGTAGTTCCTCTGCTAGTCCGCTTCGCGTCTTCGCATCGTAGGCCGCGCTGTGCGTTGTTAGGATGATACGCTCCTTGCCTCCGATGCCCTTTCCTTTGCCTGTCTCGCTTGTGCTGACCTTGGTCTTAAAACGCAGGAACCAAAGCTCGTCTGCAAACTCTTTGAGCAACGGCGAGCTTTGCTTGCTTAGTTTCAGTTCGTATCGGTCGTATGCGGCGAGTGCATCTGGTGCTTCAAATCGCACGATCTTGCTGTGCGCGATCATGACAACGTTCTTGCCGGCGTCGATCAACTGGTCGATGGATGACAGCATCCGACTCATGCGCTCGGCCACCATCACCCATCCTTTACCGAAGCCGAAATCCTCGATGCTGGTTTTTTTGCTGGTTGCGAGTAGGTCTTCAACGCACAGGCGTTCCGCCCAATCCGCGCTGTCTACGACGATGGTTTTGTAGTCGGTCGCCTTGGCTTCTGTTAACGCATCCGTTAATTGTTTCCACGTTCCGATCTCACAGCGATCCACGTCGAGGTGGCTTGTGCCTCCCTCGATGTCAAGGAACAGCGGCCTGGGGAACTTGGCCGCGAATGTGCTTTTTCCTACGGACTCCACGCCGTAAAGAACTACGCGCTGGGCGCGCTGTTGTTTGCCTTTTGTTATTTTCATTTTTCTATTTTCCTTTGTTATTTGCTGCGAATACGGCCACAGCGAGTGCCGCCCACGAGTGGGACTTTATGCCGTAGGTTGGCCCCGGCTGGGCTTTTGTTCCCTGCGGCCCGACTTTGTCGATCAAGGCTTGGCGAATGTTCGCGTCCTTGGCTCGCATCGTGCCGCATAGAAAAAGCTTGATGTCTTTTCTGAAAATTAGTTCCACGTCCACTTGTGCCACTTCGATAAATCGTCCGATCCAGACGCACGTTTCAAAGGTACTTGCGCCTACCGCCATGCCGTAGCTGGCTATCATCTCACAGGCGCACCGAGTGTATTCGCGACCGATGAGCACTTGGCGCATCTCCTCGTTTGGAATGTGTCCGTGATCAACGATCTTGCCGTTGTGGAATTGGACAAAGGCCGAGTGTGTTGTGCCGGGATCAATCGCGAGATTCATATTTAAGAGCTTTCGTTTTGATCTTGTCTGCTGGGAGACTCAAGACATCGCAGATGCCCTGAAATGCTTTGGAGCGTATGAAGTGCAACGCTGTGTCGCGGTCTCGTTCTTGATGTTCGTTGAGTTGCTTGCTCATGAATACCTTCTCGCTTTGAAGATCGGCAACGGTCTGCTCGATCATCCCACAAAGGATGTTTCGCGTGAACTCACATTCGGCGTCATGTTGTTCTTCGGCGGTCATCATTCCTCCCCGCGCTCCCTGCGTATTTGGCGGTTCATCCACCAGCGGCGAGACTTTTCGGTCTCGCTGTGGGCTTTCATGTTTCCGAGGACGTAGCCACCGGCGAAGGCCGATGACATACAGACTGCGAACAAGATTAAGAAATTGATAGGTTCCATATATAAAAATTACTTAACTACAACGCAGTTGATCCGTCGGTCGTGCCGGATGGAGGGTTGAGTTGTTCCAAAGCGTTTGGAGACTGTCTTGCCAGTTTTGATCCATACGGATGAATCGTTTTTGGTTTGATACTTTGTTCCGATTTCGAGTTCTTTGATTTTCATTTTTGGTTTTCTGTTTTTGGTTTGTATCGGCGAGTTCGTCTCGTTCGATGAGCAAACAATCATTAATCCCTGTTCGGATGAAAAGAAAAAAATTCGCGAAGTGCGAAAATAAATCTGTGGAAAAGTCTTTACATATGCGCTCAACCAATGCCCACGCGAATCTGCGGCCTTATTTATTTTGAGATCGGTCGGTATAATTTTACCTCGCGAACGCCTTGATTGGTCTGTATAGTTGCTTTTTTTGATTCAAGTGTTCCCTTCCCGACTGCTGTTTGAACCCGGCAATTCACCGATGCAATTGTAAGTTTTGATTCGGATGCAATAGTGCGAATGGTCTTCCATCCTTGATCCGTAAGCTCTTTCTCGCTTTCGACTTTCGTTGTTTCGTAGAAAGCCGACCAAGCTGTGCTTACATTGGCAACAGCCACGGCTGATTTATTTTTCGTTCGCATAGATTTACGGTGATAGAGTTGTCCTTGTAATACCCATACGCGAATCCCTGCGACCAGGCGAATGTTGCGCGGCGAGTCGAAGCATACTCCATGTCGAAACGCGCCAGCATTCCGACGCAATAGCCGCTTGCGCCGTCGAGCGTGCGTGCGCGTTCCCATCCGACTCGGTGTAGGTGGGCCAGCACGCATTGGCCGTATGTCTCCGCATGATCGCGGATGGCTTGCGTGTTGTAAAAATAACCGTGGGTAAATTTGCATCCACCTAGCTCGTAGTAGCTCCGAATGTGATATGGGTAGAGTCGTGCCTTTAATTCCTTCGCTGTTTTTTCGACAGCTTGGATTGTCAGCGTAGCGGCGTGAGCCGCTAGAGCGTTAGGCGACGATGCCAGCCTGTAAAGCCTAGCTTCGTGGTTTCCATATAAAATATGTTGCGGACGTAATTCGTGCAGAAAATCAATACCGGCGGAAAGGTCGTCGCTAATACTCGCGGCGCGGTCGCTTGAGTTCGGATCGGAAATAGCACCGGAGCGAAACGCGGCAAGGTCTAGGAAGTCGCCGAGATGGATGGTCGTGTCTGGTTTCCAGCGTTCCTTGAACATGAGAACGGCCTTGCGAGCCTCTGGGTCGATTTGATCGCCATGAGAACATCCGACTGCCATCCATTTTTTCCAGCCTTTCATGTAAGTTCTGGGATATTCCGGCTGGTTCGTTGCTCCCAAATCCACGCACGGACAGCTTCCATAGTTTCAACGTCAAGCTTTGCAAATTCGCCGCTCTCGTGCTTTAAAGCGGAGCGAAGCTCTTGGTCGATGTCATCAAGCAGGATTAAAATATCAAGCCCTTTACAGGCCACCTCGTGCTCGTATCGCTCGGTCTCGTTAAATTCAAGTGTTAGTTTCATGCGTCTTCGTCCTCCTCTTCTTCTTCTGCGTCTGGAAATAAAATGCTGAACGAGTCTCCCGCTAGTCCTTCGACGGCGTACTTATTGCCGAATACAAACTCTCCGTGCATGGTCTCGCCTCCCTGCTCCCACGAGACGATGGTAAACCCGCAGTCGTAATGCTCCGACAGAAGCCGTTTCGCTTCTGCGAGTGCTTCCGTTCGCTCTGATTCAACCGTCGGTTGTTTCTTTTTTTTCAAGCAAGGATGTCGATTTTTTTGGATACTCGGTTGCGTAAATTGGCGAGCATATCGCGCTCGGTCATTCCTTTCGCCCATGCTGGACGCAGTTGATAGTGCGGCTCGTCAACAAACTTCCAATCTCCGCCCCATTCCATTCCGAGCGATTTTCCGAGCGTTCCGAGTTCGTGATATAGCGGATGCTCGCCGCAATACTCTTTGCCGCGAAAAATGCCGATATCCGCTGAAATCCCGAAATTATGGAGCGAAAATCCAGCCTTGGCTCGTGTTGTAATCGATGTATTTGGTATCGTTCGGCCTTTAGCATAGATCGCATCCTGCTCCATGTAACTGCGAGTGCCGGAGATGATCTTTACGTCACAGCCAACCTTCGCGCAGATAACCTTTGCAACGCCTAGAAAGGCGCGCATGGCCTTTTGCATGGCT